TCAGCAGGATTATAAGCACTCGCATCGGTTTGAGCCGATTGTACCGCATATCTGTTATCACCGAAATCTGCATTAGTAATACCCGCGATAGGCAATCCCGCGGGATCGCCGCGTTGGGTAAACGGCCTGGCCGAAGTAAAATAGTCCTTACGATACGCTCTTTTTAGAAGGCCCGTATTAGTAGCAGGATCAAAACTAGGAACCAGATCCTCATCTTTGAAAAAATCATTGTAAATTTTATTATAAGCTAAACGAGGGAAATCAGAAGGAAGGCAACCAGCCATGTCCTTCTTTATAGGAAAACCTAAGTAATCCCAAAGGGTATCTTGATCATTTTCACCAGCAGCCGGAGTCCAGGTAGGTGGAGGAGTTTCATCATTTCCAGAGATGTCACCAGTGATAAATTTCGTCCAATCTTCCCAAAGAAGACGATAAGGCACAAAGAAATAATGAATATAAGCCGATATGTCGTGCATAACGGGTTTGATGGTCGGGTTTAGCCTTATGACCAGATTATTCCCAAGCTGGAATTTCGCTCCAGGTTCCATGTCTTTTACAAGACAAGGGTAGAGAACACCGAAATCGGCAGAAGTTACGACTTCATGAGATAGATTGAATACAGAGCGACCAGGCCTAAGACCAGATACAGCATTAGAGAGTTCCATTAAGACACCACCTCAAGGGGAAGATCTTCCATCGGGATCCGCACGAGATTCGGACGAATCTGCATTTGTTCAGGGTCATAATCACCAAGAGACCACAACTGGTAGTCGTTGTGAGTATCAGGAGTTTTGGAAGTAAGATGAATCCGGAAGTTACGAATGGCGATGCCATCGGTTTTACAAGGGAAGGGGATACTATCGGCTTCGCCAGCGACAGTATCGAAGACAACATATAGTTTCATTGCTAAGTAGTATAAACGTACTAGAAGATTTGTCCACTAGTACTTTCGTACTAGTACAAAATAATAGGGTTTCTAGTACAAAAATAGTACGAACGTACTATATATAGAGCTGATTTCAGTTGATATGGTGTATCTATGAAAAGCACGACTGAATATGCAAGGGATGAGTTTAAGAAGATTATCCAAAAAAGACTGGATATATATGACCAGGAATACATAGCTATCATGCTGCGCAAGTATAAGCGAGAAGTACTACTCGAATGGATCCGAGAAGTACTTAACGAGAAGCACTAATGAATCAAAAAGACTTTGAAACGGATCCAGACGGTTACATAGACCAGTGTATCCAGGAAGCATACAAAGACCTAAGAAAAGTAGCAGAAGGACCACTGTTTGAAACAAACATGCTCCAGAGAATGGTAAACGTACAAGTTAATGTGAACAGAGCAGTTTTTGCACTGAATAGAGACAGGATTCCTGTCAGCTAGCATTATGTATATCAAGAAGACATAATGACACAGCAAAAGCTCTTACGGAGAGCGTTGAGCGACCTGACCACAGCTCATTCATTTCATGTAATTACATGAAATGAGCTGATGGACAGCTCAATTACGCTTCCCGAAGAGTTCGAGCTTTGCCTTTATTAGAGAGTTGCGATATGCAACAGAAGACAGGAGATCCGGATGAGTGCGGCCGGCGGCCGCCATTGAAGAAGCGAGCTCCTTTCGGAGCTCTTGATTTTTTTCCGCTAGTTGTTCGCTGGTTATACCAGCTACCGAAGCATAGAGCTTCGGAAGGGAGACAGATTGGCCGTTTACAGTAAACCCAAGATTCTTCCGGAGGGTTTCAGCATTGTCGTGCGCATAGCGCCGGCCGAGACCTTGGGACATGAGGCGAAAGGTGCCGAGATTATCAACGTCTTTCAGCATGTAATTAGTTACATAGCGAGCCGAAGCAGGAGAGAAGTCACCGATGTGTGTAAGTCCCTTATTCCAATTACTTTCTATGAGGTATTTATCCTTGACAGCTATTCCGAAGATAATGGCATGAAAATGTGGACGTCCGTTGTTCGTACCGTGTTCACCGCAAGCAAAGTACGCACATTTACGATCCAATTGAGAGAGTTCAAACCTTAGACGCTTGAAAAAGAGTTGGAGCTCCCTCTTTGATAGCTCCTGGAGATGTTCGTCGTCATAAGTGAGTGTTACGAAAGAAGTAGCGCCCCAATAGGGCGCCTCATGAGAGAGCCTAGCCGCCCATTCACGTGAACGGCTTTTTTTACATGCGGGACATTTTCCGCAAGGAGCTAGAATTTCATAGTGATCTAACCATAGAGGACGTGCACAGTCCATTTGATTTATAGGCCTTATACGTAGATATTCTACGTAATCAATACTACAGCCGGTAACCACCACGAGACACAGACACGCGCCGAATACGCCTTTTACCACGTTTTCCATATCCACGTTTTCCACGACGACGACCACGGCTACGACGACGATATGCCATTTCTCACCTCATTCCAGTTCCAGAATTCATAGGAGGGGCCCGGTCGGATCCAGATTGTGGAGTATCCCAAGATCCAGTTGAGCCGGTTCCACGGAAAGTTGATTTATTATCACGCGAAGCATTCCAGTCATCGGCAACCTGTTCGCCTCGACCAGTAACTATTTTCAATAGATTCCACATACCAGAAGACATACCTTCGGGTTTTTCATTGCTATTTAGCATATCTCTAAGTGAGTTGGCAGAGAGTTGATAAGTACGAGCAATGTCAGTAAGCCAGCCTCCAGTTCCCCGGGGAAAGGAAGTACCTGAAAGTTTTTCAAAATCAGACGCCTTGAATTCATTTTCAATAATTTGACCAAGTCTTTGAGCATCCCGGTAGTCTATCATAGAGTAGAGATTATATATATTGGCACGAACCTGTTGAGATTGATCCCGAGTAAGAGTATTTAACGCTCGATTCCTCTCGATCGTCGAATCAATGCCACGAATTTGCGCATCTGAATATTTCTTTTTGATATCAATTTCGGCTTGCCTAAGTGCATTCGCTGCCTCTTGAGCCGAGACTCCTCTTTCTTTAAGTCCAAATTCTTGATCGATGAGGGCATTACGTTTTTCTACACCTTTGGTTTGTTCATCAATGTACCTAGTGTCCGCTTCAGTCCTAGTTATATCAGTATTAGCTTTGTTCAGGAGAACGCGATTCATCATAGCTTCCATACCTTTACCAAATCCAGAAAGGTCAGGAGCTTTTTGTTGAGCTTGAGGAGTAGATTGAGCAGGTTGACCAGCGGCAAGTAAAGGATTAACACCAGCCGCTTCCATATCTTTAGCACGACGTTGTACCGCAGAATCTTCTCTTTCGAGTTGACGCCAGTAAGCGTTGCGATTAAAACCAATATTTAGAAGTCCAGTAATGCCTGAAGCTACACCGCCAGCTGCCTGACCAGCTGCGGCTAACCAATCACTCACCGGGTTCCTCTACAGGTACGGATTTTTCGGATTCGAGTTCAGCTTTGATCTTAGCTCTAAGTTTTTCAGCCTCTGCTTTTGCATTCTGATCGGCCACAGCCTTTTTACGCGCCAATAGTTTCTCTTCCATAAGATCGTACGCGGTTTTTTTATCAATTTCATCGAATTCGTTATCAGATAGCGGATTGACGTAGTCATCGGGTATTTTACCTTCCATAGCATCATACAGTTCATCATAATGTTCTCCAAGACGCCTTCCGGCGGCAAGCATCTGGGGAACAAGAATATGTGGAGGAAGGTATCCACCACGTTCTACTAACACTGGACCGTTATTTACCTCACCTACTACAGGAGGTGGATTGAATTCGGATCGTACATTAGCCTTTAACTGTTTCATATACTCCCCTAGAAGTGATCAATGAGTCCAGGATTAGAAGCGAACGGCATGGGCCTGATAGCTCTTATAATGTGTCCTATTCGGACCTGGCATTGATAAGCGTTTTCCAACGCGAACAACCGATCGTAAGAAGCCTTATCGACTTCTATAAAATCCTGATTGAGTATCGGAACGGAACTAAAGTTACGAGCACCATGCCAATATTCAGTATTTGGATCCGCATCCGAACGCATTAGACCAGTTACTTTTGATCGAGCATGACGAAGATCGTCATATCTACCTTGGTAACCAAATTCAGCATTGTTAGTGGCAGCATCACCATCAGTAACAAATATCTCTGAGTTTTCTACCATCTGTTCCGAAAGATGAGCGAACTCCGGGAAATAATAATCATAACGAGTTTTTCTATTCCATTCTCTATCCAAGCCTTGCTGATACATAGACTTCGGAAGAATAGAGAGAATAGCCATCATAACACCATGTTCAGGAGCATAATAACTACCGACACGATTAGTAGCAGCCGATATTCCATGACCAGCTAAGTTACCTTGCGGAGTAAGTGATACAGGACCGGATTCGAATGCCGAGCTAGAAGTTTGTAGCACTTCCGACAATACTATTTTTTGCTTTGATCCACCGATAAATTCTGCTCTATCAAGTCTAGCGTCACCAATGTTTACACCATAGTGACTCATAATGAATTCTTTTAGACGTACACCAGCACGAGCGTTTCTTTCTTGCCATTTTTGAATCTGAAAGGCCCATCTAAGTTGTGCAATATTGAACGTATTAGCTGCCAAGTCGACGGTATTCGTGGCAGTTAAAGGACCAGATCTTATCTGCAGAGCATCTGCTATACCATTACCAGCAACAGAACCAGTAATTTGCTGATCAGCAGGATTATAAGCACTCGCATCGGTTTGAGCCGATTGTACCGCATATCTGTTATCACCGAAATCTGCATTAGTAATACCCGCGATAGGCAATCCT